GACGGAGCAGGAAGCTCACGCCCTTCACCACCTTCGGTGTGTCCCATCGCGCCAGCACCTGATATTCCCCGCTGTCTGCGGTGACTTCGGCGGTCAGATGCTGCACTGCTGGCGGCGTGACACCATTCACCGTGCCGCTCTGGTCGCCGTCAAAGTGCGCCCCGTTATCCACGATGGCCTCTTTTTCCGGCACATGCTGCACGGCAGTGATGGCATACGTGCCGTCGTCGTTCTCACGGATACTCACGCAGCGGAACAGGCGCTGGCGCAGCGTCGGCAGCTTCAGCCCCCACACGCTGTATCCGGCAACGCCGTCAGGAACACGGCTCACTTTCACCTTCACGCCGTCGGTGACGGACTGAACCTCCACGCTGACCGGATTGCCACTTCCGTCAACCAGGCTTATCAGCGTGGTACCGGAGGATGGCAGCGTGATTTCACGGTCGAGCGTCAGCGTCCGGGTCTGGCTGTTCACCGCCAGCACACGCCCGCCGGTGCTGATCCCCGCATAGTCATCATCACAGATTTCAATGACATCGCCCGGTACATGGCGAAGCCCTTCTGCGCCCACGCTGAAGTCCACGGTCTGCGTCTCCAGCAGCTCCGTTTTAATCAGCCACAGCCCGGCGCGGTGTGCCTGCCCCCGGCTGGTACAGCCAAAGGCATCCATCTTCGTGACGTTACGACCGTAACGGACAATGGCCTGCGTATCCTCCACAAGCTCTGTCGCCGTCTCCCAGCCGTTATTCGGGTCAATCCAGTTCACCTCAACGGCATTATGACGGTCCTTCAGGGCGCTGAAGCTGTAGCGGAACGGCGCGCCATCATCCGGCATCACCACATTACTGCGGTTATAGGTCCACACCTTATCCGATGGCCGGTCCTGCACGAACGTCAGCGTCTGCCCGTTCCATACCGGCATACAGCGCATCGCCGAGCAGAAATCACTGAGCACATCCCACGCCTTGCGCTGCGTGGTCAGCCAGGCATTACAGGTGATACGCGGTTCCGTGCCACCAAAGCCATCCGGCACCGACTGGTCGCAATTCTGGCCGATGACATACAGCGCCCATTTATCCACATCCGCCGCACCAAGACGTTTCCCCATGCCGTAGCGCGGATGGGTCAGCATATCCCACAGACACCAGGCCATGTTATTGCTGTATGCCGGTTTTAACGTTCCGTCCCAGATACCGCTGTATTGCCGCGTCTGCGGGTTATAGTTCGACGGCACCTGCAGAATGCGCCCGCGAAGATGATAATTACGGCTCACCTGCTGGCTGCCGAACTGCTCCGAGTCCACCTGCACGCCGACCAGTGCCGTGTTCGGGTAGCACTGTTTCACATCGATGATTTCGGTGTATGACGACCAGAGCGTTTTGTTCTGCAGCTGGTCTGTGGTGCTGTCCGGCGTCATCCTGCGCATCCGTATATTGAACGGGCGCGGCGGCAGGTTACCCACCACCACCGAGGCCAGATACTGCGAGGTGGTTTTGCCCTTAATGGTGATGTCTTTTTCCGTCACCCAGCCACCATTACGCTGTATCTGAACCAGCAGACGGACTTCCGACGGATTCCTGTCACCCTTTGAGGTGGTTTCCACCAGTGCCTGTACACCGAAGGTAAAGCGCAGACGGTCGATGTTTGCCGACGTAATGGTGCGGGTGATCGGCGTGTCATATTTCACTTCCGTACCCAGCACCGTCTCGGAGCCGGAGGATTCAAATCCCTCCGGCGGTGACTGCTCCTGCTCACCTGCCCGGAACACCACCGTGACGCCGGATATATTGGTATTCCCCTCACTGTCCAGCACCGGCGTACTGTTCAGCAGCACGCTTTTTAATCCATCCACCGGACCTTCAACCGGCCCTTCGCTGATGGCATCAATCACACTCAGCAGCTGCGTGGATTTCAGGTTGTCCTTCGCTTCGCGCGGGGTATGCCCCTTACTGCTGCCTTTACCCATTCGTCATGCTCCATAAACGATAAAACCGCCCGGAGGCGGTTTCACATAAAACGTTTTTCATCAGCGACCAATCACCACAACCTGACCACCATCACCTTCATCTGCTGTGCTGATCTCCTGAGATACCACACGTGATCCCACGCGCATTTCACCGTACAGAACGGGCAGAACATTGCCCTGGGCAACCATATTATCCAGTGAAGAAAAATAGGTGTTCTGTTTGCCGTTATCTGTACTGGCTGCCGTGGGCGTCCTGGCTTTCGGTGCCAGCATCTGCGCCACACCACCCAGGATCATACTGGCCCCTGCTGCATACAGACCCGATACAGCCGCGGCCCCCAGCCAGCCAACAGGGTTCCACCATGCCACCGCAATCAGCGCCGCACCCAGCACCGCCTGAAACACACCGCCACTTTTGGCACCCGCCAGACGCGGAACGACGTGGATCACGGCACCATTTGCCAGCGGTTCATTAAGACGGGCAGATAATTCATTTTCGCCTGCATCACGCCCGGAAATGCGCACCTGATACCAGCCCTCATTCAGTTTCTGGCGAAACGACGGAAGCTGTGTGGCCAGCGCCCGGATGGCTTCAGCCCCCGTTTTCACACGAAGGTCGATGCGGCGACCAAATCGTTGTAAATCCCCGTAAAGGCAGATGCGTGCCATGCCCGGTGACGCCAGAGGGAGTGTGTGCGTCGCTGCCATTTGTCGGTATACCTCTCTCGTTTGCTCAGTTGTTCAGGAATATGGTGCAGCAGCTCGCCGTCACCACAGTAAATGGCGGCATGATTCGTCACCGATGAACCAAAACAGCACAGCAGCACATCGCCCGGCTGCGCCGCTGACAACGGCACCTGATACAGCCCTGTGGCCTCCAGATTATCCAGATAGAGATTCTGACCGTGACGCCACCAGTCATCCTCGCGATGAAAATCCGGCATCTCAATCCCCGCCAGATGGTAAGCATCCCGGAACAGCGTGTAACAGTCCGTCACCCCGTGCTCAAAGCGCCGCCCGGTAAGATGTGGCACACAGCGGAACTTGTGAATCGCCCCCCGGCAGACCAGCCACCACGGCAAATCACTCTGCACCTGCAGCCGCCTGTCGGCCTCACTCAGCCAGGGCAGACCACCGGGGTGGCTGTGGACCAGCGCCACAATCTCACCCTGCATTTCTGCCTGCAGCCAGTCTTCCGGCGACATACGGAAATACGCCTCCGGCTCACCGGAAATATTCACGCAGGGAAAATATCTTTCCCCCTCCGGCGCTCTCACCACGAAGCCGCACGACTCCGCTGGCGCACATCGCCGGGCGTGCGCCAGAATCGCTGATTCTGTCTCTGTCATGGGATTACTGCGAAAGTTTGTTAATGGAAAGGAAGCCGCCAAAGTTGCCGACGTTATTGCGAAACTTACAGCCACTCAGGCATTTGCTGCATTTATCCTTCGTGATATCGGACGTCGGCTGGTCATATTCATCCGCGACAGCCGGACCGTGATAACCGCACTCATCACCGCGATAGGTCCAGGTGCAGGTATTAGCCAGCATGATACGTCCCGGAAAAACGGCACCATCCGTTTCCGTCGGTGTGGAGAGCACAAAGGAGGCACTGACCGCGCTCAGTTCGCTGCACTGCTCGATGCGCCAGCGGCTGATCACCTCCTGCTCCGGATCGGCTTCACTGTTTCCGTTGACGAAGTTCACCGCATCCAGAAAACGGGCGTAAACCTTACGCCTGACCACCGTTCCGCCGACCAGACTCTGCAGGTCTTCCGCCATACCGGTGACCATGCCGTGCAGGTTAGATACCTTAAGTGTGGGACGTGCGCTGCTGCCCTTACCGTTCATCTCAAAGCCGCTCCCCTGAATGGGATACTCCTGATACTGCCTCCCCTGCCAGGTAACCGGCTCACCTTTTTCGTTCTGCTCATTACAGAAAAAATAACGTTCACCACCGACCTCTGTCAGATCGATTTCCCAGAGCACGACCAGCGCGGATTGCTCCGATTTAGTGCACTCATTGAGTGTTTCCTGCTGTATATCCTGCATCAGTGAGTGACCTCTTCAAAGGTACAGTTAAAATCGGTATACATGGCATTATCCGAAATACTCCACTCCCTGCAGACAACCCGGACGGTCCTGTTATATTTTGGCGGACGCCACAAAAAAGCACGCATCCCGGCATGACGGGATAAAAAACTGTCCAGCGCGGCACGGGAATATTCATCCGTGACACGAAATACCGGTTTAAACGTTTTCAGATCTGCATTCAGACCACCAGCCCGTCGCTGTTCATATCCGTCACCAAACTTTACCGTAATAACTGATGGCTTTCGTGTCGTCTCCATCCCCTCACGGGGGATCCAGTTAAAAACTTCAGGCTCAGGCACTGTACAATCCTCCATCCCGACGCGATGACTGCATAATTGACACAACCCTGCTGTCGATCAGATCCACCAGTCCCCTGGCTGAGCGCGCATCTATCTCGCCATTGCTCCCTTGATTCTGAATGCTGATGTGATACACGGGAGAATAAACCAACCCCCCCGCCACTATTCACATTGCCAATGGCTCTGACCCCAAGAGAGCCGTCCGCTGCCCGTGTCAGTGGCATGATAGCTTCAGGCCCGGCCTCGCCCATCAGCCCGGCGCCTTTCGCAAAAGCAAAATACGTCGGTGTATCCACAATAGTGTTACTGTAAGCACTCAGATTTGCCGATGTGTAAACACCACCTTTTGCGTTTGCCACCGCCCCCGAAATCCATCCGCCGACCGTACCAAGCCACCATCCGGCACCGGAGAGTGACTTCAGTCCGTTAACAATGGCCGCATTCATCAGAATTTTTGAAACTTCCTGGAGAATTGAACTCCCCCAGTTTCTCCAGTCCACAACATTTCCGGCCAGTGCATCGGAAATATTTGATACCAGCCCGTCCATAGTGGAAACGACAGCATCTGCCGCCTGCGAAGCATAATCGGTGGCACTGTCTGCCCAGTTGGTCAGCCCCTCCTGGAGTCCTGCATTCCAGTTATTACGTAAAGCATCGGCCTTTGCATAATAATCCTGCTGATCGCTGAGACGCTCTTCCAGATATTTTTTATTCAGTTCTTTCTCCTGTTTCCACAGGGCTTCTTCAATTTCTCCGGCCTGATACTGTCTCAGCAGCTCGTTATTTTTCTGCTCAAACTCATGCCGGATACTCCACATTTCCTGGAGTCGTTCGCGCATCCGTGAGCCTTCACCATATCCCAGTAACTGCGCGTCGTTAGACGCCCGGGTACTGGCATTACTGTCCGCCAGGCTGCTTTCATACGCAGCAAGCTGCTCACGAATCTTTTTCTGGTCGATGAGTGCTGCATTCTGCAAAAGCGTTTTTTTCTGCGCTTCTGACAGGGTTGATAATTCGCCCTGACTGACCTGATATTTCATCTTAGCCAGTTCAGTATTCTGCCCTGCCAGTGCTATCTGTTCTTTTTGCTGTTTAATCAGCCGTTTATAAATATCTTCTGTTTTTTCCGCTTCGGTCTTTTTATGCGCTTTGGGTTTATTTGCCTGGTTATTTCGCCAGGCATCCAGTGAGTTATTGATATAATTCTGTCTGGCTGTCTGATACGCCTCTCCCACAAAGCCAAGATCATCCGCAGCATAGCCCAGTCGAGCACGCTCACGCGCTTCCCCCTTAAGGCGGGACAGAGCCAGTTCGCGCTTGCTGTTATTCAGTGCGGTCTGCTGTTTATCATCCAGGGTTGTCTGTGGTAGCCGTAACGGTACATTCACCAGCCCCTGTCGCTGCTGAAGTAATTCATTACCAAGCCCAAGAAGGCGATTAAACTCGGTATGCTGCCCATTCATGATCAACAGGGACTGATACGCTTTGTTTTGTTCCGCCGCCTGTTGACGGATCAACGCAACCCGCCGCTCCTCCAGCCCGGCAAGCACATCCTGAATGGATTGCGCTTTGCCCTGCATTTGTGTGAGACGGGACTGTTCAACTGCCAGTTGATTTGTTGCTTCTGCAAGCCCTTCTGTGACTGTTTTTACCGACGTCATGTGGTTAATCATAAAACCGTTATCGGTTGTCCAGCCCGGGTTTGCCAGCACATACTGATAGCCAGCAATTTTTTCCTGTAAGGATTTAATCTTACTTTTCTGCTCGTCAATTAACCTGTTTTGCTCATCAAGTGCCTGCCGCGTCTTTTCCTCATTATCTGACGCTTCAGGAAGCGACATTGCCGACGTTTTCTGGCGAATTTCGTCGATTGTTGCGGCATACTGGCGTGCAGATTCTCTGGCCTGCTCCTGATTCTGATACATCGTGTACCAGGCCGTCGCCCCCAGCATGACGAGTCCCGGCACACCACCAACCAGCCCTAGCGCACCACTTAACAGACGACTCCCCACTGACGTGACAGTATTCAGCGTTGTCTGCGCCGCTGTTCTGGCCGCAATATTACGGGTAAGTGACGCCTGAGCAGCTGTCAGCTTCGCTTCTGCTGCGGCCTGCCTTTCGGTACCGCGAGCAGCAACAACCGCCTGTTGCGCACGATAAACCGCCGCACGCGCCCTGGCGGTTGCTATCTGTGTCCCCCGAAGTTGCGCTTCAGCAAGAGCCACTTCGTTTCTGGCTGCAGTAATTAATCCGGCAGTTGCAGATCCAGCAGACGACGCCATATTGCCAAAATATCGGGCTACCCCGACGGCAACCAGTGCGCCAGCTGCAGCAGCCACGGTATCAATATTGTCTGCAACACCATTCAGCACACCGGAGAGTGTCTTTGTCACTCCGCTTGCCTCGTTCGCACCACCAACCCAGGCCATAAAGGCGTTTTCAACTTTGGTTGCAGAGGATGAAACAGTATCAGGCATTGCTGCATATTCATCACGCAACGCCCCAAGCTGACTAATCAGTGCAGGAACAACCTTATCGGCGGTCAGTTTTCCGTTATCCGCCATGGCCTTCAGATCCTTACGGGCAACCCCCATTCCCGCAGCCAGCGCACGAATAACACGATCGCCGTTCTCATTCACCGAGTTAAACTCTTCACCGCGCAGCACTCCCTGCGCCAGTGCCTGACTGAACTGCATGATCACCGAACTGGCTTCTGCTGTACTGGCACCGGATAATTTCAGGCCCGTGGAGATCGCCTCGGTGACTTTCAGTACCTCCTCAGAACTGTAACCATACTCCCGCATGGAAGCTGCAGAACGGGCAAAAAGGCTGGCGTTATCAGAAAACGCCGTCCCCGTTCTCTGGCTGATCGCCATTAATTCACGCTGTGATGCCTGAAAATCATCACTGGACTGTGAGGCCTGCTTCAGACGGGCATTTACTGAATTCCACTCATCGGCGAGAGAAATAAGATGACCGGTAGCAAAAGCCCCGGCAAATGCCCCCGCCATATTCAGTGCCGAAGATTTAGCTGTATTTATCTGATCCGTCACTTCTGCCAGTGCACGCCGCATTTCACGGGAGGCAGCAGCAGACTGTTGGCCTCCGTTCTGCATGGTGCGGTAGTAATCCTGCCCCATACGCGAAGCCCGGGAGATCTCTGACTGGAATGACCGGGAGTTTGCCGAGATTTTAATAATCAGTTCACGTAATGTCGCCACACTCATTCTCCGGACGAAAAAAACCGCCGAAGCGGTTATGTTGACTCACTGAGACACTATTAAAAGCGCGTTTTCCAGTCCGGCAAATGGATCTGAAGCGCCTTCTGTCTGCTCCTTCTCCCACTGAAGAAGCGCATCATTCAGTGACACTTTGACCCCCTGCGCACCGTAAACAGCTGAAACAATCTGGGCAGCCCGGAAATCAGCCCGTTCGTCCCCCAGCGGGCTGAACCTGTCAAATTCTGCCCACATCATGATTTCTGATGCGGACATTTCCCGGCGTAACTCTGACAATGTGCGCCCCATCCTGAGCGCCAGCATCATCAGAAAACGCATCCCCGGAAGCGCTACTTTTTTTAACCTCGCCGGCATCACTGATCAGTTCCAGAGACTGCCGAAGAAGCCGCGCATGCACCGGGCCATACACGGCAATCACCTGTTCACGATCATCCTCTGAAAATACGGGTTGCAGTCCGGTATCACACAGAACATCAATGAACAGTTCAACATCTGCCTCCAGATTTCGGCGGGCGCGCTCCGCAACGGATAACGGTGTCTCATCATCTTTTGCTTTAACGATCTCCTGCCAGCGCAACCAGGCTTCTGCAGAAGGTTCCCGTAACACAACCGTTGCTCCCTCCCATTCAGGCACATCAACGGTTTTATGGCGAAACCCCGACATCGTTGCCAGTGCCAGATTACGGATATTTTTAGTCATCACATCCATCCTCATTAACTGACGGTTACAGTGCAGGAAGTGGAGGTCACTTTGTTAACCGGGCTCGCTGAATCAGAAATCTCGCAGGTATACGCACCGGCATCACCGGATGCTGCTGATGCCTTACTGAACGTTGCCGCCGTCTGTCCGGAAACAGGAGAACCACCTTTTTTCCAGGCATAAGAATAAGGCGGCACACCACCCACAGCCTCAACCGCCATTTCAAGTTTCGCTCTGGAAGCAACCCGCAGCGTGCTTTTTAAATCGACCTTCACTTTCAGCGGCTCTGTCGTCAGCACAGGCTTACCTTTCAGGCGCAGAGAAAACGTTGCAGCCACAACACCATTGGTTCCTGCAGACCAGGTATGCTGACGCACCTCTGCCATAAAGGTAAATCCGTTGCCTGACGGAAAAATAACTTTAAAGCCATACGTGGTGTCATTGTCATAGGCACTGCGCAACGCGTTCTGGGCAGCATTCAGATAAAAGTTGCCTGACATGGAAATCTCTGAAGCAGCCCCAAGACCGTTAATATTTTCCTGCTCAACAGAACACAGCGTGGTGACATCAATATCCTGCTTTTGTCCTGCGGTAAACTGCACCTCTTTGATTGTACAGCTCAGGCCAAGATAGCTGGCAGAATCCAGGGTTTCTGCTGTTACCGGTGCAGACGAAATCATAATTTTCGTCAGTTGCGAACGCTCAAAATTAGAGGACATACTCGTCTCCTGAAAATAAAAAAAACCCGCCAGCGGCGGGTGGGTAAAATCATTAATGGCCTCAGGCTATTACCTGGAATTCAAGCGTGGCTCTGCTCAGACGGGAGTCAGGATCATAACCCTGCGTTTTAGAAATAACGGAGGGTGCCAGTTTTCTTACCGCATCAAGCGCCTGCTCACGAATATTATCTGCGTCATCAGGTACTGTCGCCCAGACATCGATCTGCACGGTAATTCTGGATTCAGCCTGCCCATCAAGCACATCAGATACCGTGTCAGACACCACAGAAAACACCAGCCACGGCGGAGATACCGCAGGCTTTCCCTCCGTCAGCGGGACCACATAAGGATAAACCTGTCCTCCGGCCAGCTGAGACAACAGGGAATACAGTGTGGCCTCCCTCATTTACTTAAGACCTCATCAATAGCCTGATTCATTCGCTGTATGGCAACCTGCGCCGCCAGCTCCTCTGTCGTATCGAAAGCCGGGCGAATGAATGGATGCGCGGGCATGTTTATCGTTCCCAGCTCCACAAAGCGCCAGTAAAATGCATTTCGGGGATCGCTGGCTTTCATGCTGTTATCACTGTTTCCGGTTCGCAGGTTCCGTCCGCGAATGTGGACACCCGAGATAATTTCCCCCCGACGCTTTGAACGCTGAGTGAGAACAACCACATTTTTCTTCAGTTTCCCGGTTCGCTCCGGCGCACGTTCAACAACTGCATCCCGCATAACTTCAGCACCGGCACGGGTGGCATCGCGCAGAACCTTATTGTTTTCTGCCCTGCTGAGCGTCTCCAAATCCCGTGCAATATCCGCCAGGCCGGAAAAATCAAGACTGAAATCCATCACACATTCCCCTTCAGGCTGCAGAGTATTTCAAGCCGGGTAGCGCGTGCATCCGGTATTGGTGGACCTTCTATACCCAGAATGGCCCCTTTAAATGCACCGGTCAGCACTTTCAGACGTGAAGTCGCTGTCACATCGCGCCGGAATCTCATCCAGACTCTGACCGTAGCCTGAGCGGTTTCTGCTCCGCCTGAGATTATCTCCCTCCCGCTGATACCCTTAACTTCTGCCCATACGGTAGCTCCCTCCGTCACCGTCTCCACCGGATGCCCTGACGGAGAGCGGGCGGTGGTGACATTCAGAATAATTACGCGATCACGTAATCTGCCCGCCTGCATGTCTCCTCCTACAAAGGAATAAAACGATAAGGCTCCAGCAGAGAAGAAAAACCAAACGGGACTGGTGCCTTGCTGACATCTGAGGAATTTTCCCGGTTTTCGTACCAGTGCCCGACCAGCAACATGAGCGCCAGCAAAACATCATCAGCTATAAGCACCCCTTCAGGATCACCTTCCGGCACCGTCTCCTCATAAAGCTTACGGTTGATAAAATTTTCTGCCTTGCGGCAGGCAGCCCGGAAATACAGCATCAGTAACTCATCATCAGTTGCATCATCTGTATCAATACGGCACTGCGCCCTGAGTTTTTCCACTATTGCTGCCATCAGAAACTCCTGCCCGCAACACTGTGCGGGCATAAAAAAACCGCGTCGGCGCGGTCTGTAACTGAACAACGAGTGGTTATTTGCCAGTGAGCGCCTTGATGGCTGCCACATCTTCCAGCACACAGTCAAAACGATGGAAAGCCAGAAATGCCACCTGATCAAACTCAGCATAACGCTCAACCAGACGTTTCAGTTCCATATAAGTAACGCGGCGAATGATAAAGCGGTTGAAATCCCCCAGGAAAATGAATTTTTTTCCAGTACCAATCCCGTCAATAGCCTGATCAATAACATAAGGGATCCCCAGCACAGTAGCCGGCGTACCGCCTGCAATATCCGGCAGCCATAACGGGCGTTTCTGTCCATCCTCCATCTCTTCAATAGTCTGCAATGTGGCATCATTGAATACCCAGCGGTATTTCGGCCCACCACGATATGCCGGATCAATGGCATGTTTCAGGGCATTCATTTCTTTCCAGGTGAAAGCGGCAGAGGCTGCAGTCTGGATGGTTCCCGTCACCGACGCTGCCAGCCCTTTTGGCTGTAACGGTGATCCCGTTCCGGTCCCCTGAACCAGATATTTTGCCTCTCCACGACCAATACGCTGGGCAATACGGTTTGCCAGATAAGATTCAATATCCACCCCACTGTCCTGGAGCAGCTCATTGGACACACGAATTATTTTTGATGACAGCTTTTTAGCCCCCAGAATAGCGGTCCCGAACGTCACATCCTGTTCCGTTGCGGCTGTATTTTCCGCCAGCAGTTCGCCCTCTTCAGTCGTGCCATCAGACGTTGACCAGGTGATATCCTGCCCGGTTGATGTGGTCAGAAGTTGCGCCACACTGGCAATCCCGCCATAAGCCTTCATGGTGTCAATGATTTTGTTACGCATCTGCGTGGGCACCGTATATCCGCCCTGAGAATCCGTTGTTACACTCTGAGCCCGCAGTTCACGCATCAGATTACGCTCTTCAGCATTCAGTTCTGCAAATCCGGCACGCAGAAAACGGTTAAATGCCGCAGCACGCTTCTCTTCCACCGCCTTTTTCCCGTTCTCCGCCTCATTATTCTGGCGCTCTTCCGGCCCGGACTCATCCACATATGCCTGATCCTGACGGCGCAACTCTTCTTCACGGGCGATTTGCTCATCCAGCGCATCCAGCTCAGCTTTCGCCCTGTTCCACTCTGCCCGTTGCTCATCAGTCCATGCGTTATCACCAATTTTTTCATGCAGTGCACGCATATCCTTTGCAATGGTGTTTCGTTTTTGCTTCATCTCATGAAGTTTCATCGTCAGTAGTATCCTTATGCATTAAGAAGGGTCAAAAGGCGCTCACGCGCCATTCGTTCATTAACAGCTTTCTTCAGCGCACCACTCGCCCGCGCTTCCTGCCAGGCTTTCATTGAGCGGACACCGGAGTCTGCGTCCTGATAGGCCGGATATGTCACCGGGCTGACGTCATACAGACGAGAAATGCGCGTGATTTCCCGGATAACAATCCCCTCGTCGTCTTCATACCAGCTCTCTCCGTCACGGGCGACACGAAACGCGAACGAGGACTGGTTAATGTCACCACGCAACATTGGAGACAGCACCAGGTCACAAATAGTCGGAGTACCCGGTGCAACAATGTCATAACGTAAACCGCGTTCATCCACCGACAATGACAATGTGCCGGCAGAACTTCGTCCGAGAATGAAATTAGGATCATGATTAAACAAGCCACGTACATCATCATTCAGTACATCATCAAAAGCCCCCGGCTTGATGATTTCACGAAATCCCCACAGAGGTTCTGAACGACTGTTAAATACCGAGCCATACCCCAGAATGTGGGTCGGGGCATTATCATATTGTTCCGCCCGCACCTCCCCGCTGTAACAGCGCGTTTCACGGTCATTCATCGTTCTTTTCCTCTTTGCCTTTCGTATCTTTAAAGTTATTCAACGGATTTGCTGCATTTACGCTGACCAGCATTTCATCCAGACCGTCAACCGGGTTCATATCCTCAAATGCCCTGGCTTCATTCCGACTCATCCAGCCATCTGTAATGGCAAAGTGATAGAACTGCGCACGCTCCTGTGGGGTCCCACGGAGCAACCCCGTGAGGTTGAAACGAACGTAATACCCGGCAGCCCGTTCTGTACGGGTAAACAGGCGACGGTTAAGCTCCTGCTCCCAGTTCGCAACCCAGGGCATCATCGTGTAGCGAACAAACTGAATCGCCTGCTGCGTAATATTCGAAAATGTGGCTTTTTCCAGGTCATTAATCATGTGCGCCGGGACATTAAAAATCCCTGCAATCATCGACCTGTTCAGCTTGGTCATATCAATGATCTGAGCATCCACCGGAGAAACTGTCAGAGCGCGGTAATCCAGTTGCGCAGGCAACAGCATGGTTTTATTTTCCTGGCTGCGAAGCGCTGTCACCGCCCGCTGCCACATATTTTTAAGCCTGCCCCAGCTCTGTTCGTTCAGTTCATTTTTCACAGAAATAATACCGGCAGGACGGGCATTACCGTTAAAAAAGGCGCTGGTATACTGCTGGCCACTCATTCCCATACCAATGGTTTCAGCATGCTGCATGATCGGGCTCAGTCCCATTTTCTGATTGTTTCCCAGCGCCCTGATATGGATCATGTCGTCCGGACTTACCGCAAATGCACCCTCTTCGTTATACACCCCGTAAGTATGACGCCCACCGGTGTTAAGTAACGTGGTTTCCCATGGCATACAGCATTCAAGGCTGGTAACCTCGCCACGACGATTACGTTTTACCCACGTATAACCATTGCCCCACCCCAGCACATGACGCTGCTTCAGTTCCCGCCACTTATAGCTGGTCTGCCAGGCATTAGGTTCATCATGAACGAGCCAGAACAACGGATGATCGCGTGCCGGCTGAACATGCTCATTCGTTTTTCGCATCACATGCAGGGGCATCTGAGCCACACTGGATGAAATAACATAAATACAGGCATAGACAGCAGCCAGCTTCATGGATGTTTCCGGACTGACATACACATCCCGGGCAAAAATATTATCCGTCTCAGCGGCCTCTCCGGTTACCGGAACCGAGGGATTTTCCAGAGGCTCACTGCGAAACAGAGCATCAAGAAGCATGTTTTCTCCTCATGGACACCACCAGTGCATAAAGCAGCAACAAACAGCCAGACAGCATCAGAGACGCTGGCAGACCTGCATACAGATAAACGCCAGCAGTGAGCAGACCGAAACCGATCAGCCCAGTCATATCAGTAATAAGCTGTTTCACAGAATTAACAGGTCCTCATCAGGATCAAGCGTGGACAGAAAGTCATTCACGCCCCCGCCATTTACCAGAAAGCGGCTCATGGCTGTAAAAAGCGCAACAGGGCCGTCGATTTTTGCTTCCGGCGTGGATTTATTCGGGAAGATGTTGTCGTTTTTGTCCGGTTTTACAGTAACGTTAGACATCATCCAGTTCATGACCGGATGATTGCTGTGATGGAAACGCCCGGCATAAACCAGTGATTCCGTTTCCTTCATGGCCTCTGACAGATTGCGGACCGTCTGCGGAACCTCCACCAGCGGTATCCCTTCTTCAGCCAGTGCCAGGCTGAACTGCATTGCGCTCCACGGGTCAAATCCCAGTTCCCTGAGGTTTTCACCGCCAATCCATTCCAGTAAGTCACTTTTTATCTGAGCATGATCGATAACATCACCATCCGTCAGGATGAGCTTATCCATCTCCGCCCACTTCCGGTAAAGTTCTGCCTGCTGCCGCGAGCATCGTTCCAGCCGTCCTTCCGGAAGCCAGAATTTAAAATCAGCATGAACATGTCCGTTATCGGTTCGCCAGAGTTTTGCCGCCGCACAGATATCAATCTTATGAGCAAGGTCGACGCCGACCCACATGGGATATGTTTTTAGCTCATGTTGTGGAGCAATGTATTCGCACTTCTCCCACTTAATCATATCCATCCAGGCAGATTCGGCAGTGACCCACACATTCATGTGTTTGGTAAAAAAATTCACCCGCGCAGAGACCTGCTCCTTCGCTTTTTTCGCCAGACGACGCAGATCATCCCAGCGTTTACAGATGCCCAGGCCAGGATTCGCTTTCTGCCAGACCGTTTCATCAAACGGATCATCTCCCTCATCGAGCGTGTAAATGATCGCAAAGTAAGAGTCGTCTTTTACAGCGCCCTCCACGTCGCTGTTATAGCCTCGCAATACCTTGATGGCGTAATCACGCTGCTCGTAACAAATCCCTTCCTTGTTAAAGCCAGCCGTGGTGATACCAAATAACAGGGACTGCAGACGGGCACCGGTTGCTGTTTCCAGAACGTCCCACACGTCGCGGGTTTTATGTGCATGCAGCTCATCAATAATGGCACAGTGGATGTTCAGACCGTCCAGATTGTTTGCATCCGAGGAAAGCGGTTCAAATTTTGATGCGCTCTGCTCCTGGTAAATCGCCAGCTTGTTGAAGTCAAACAACCGCCCGAGTGTCGACCGGGCTTTTCTGACCATATTTTTGGCGTCTTCAAACACGATTCTGGCCTGATCACGCGTGGTTGCGGCTGAATACACCTCAGCACCACCTTCACCATCTGCCCCCGTCATATACAGACCGATACCCGATGACAGGGTTGATTTTGCGTTTTTACGGGCGACTTCGTTGTACGCCGTCCGGAACCGGCGCACCATCACCGGGCGTCCACTGCCATCGCTGCGCATGACAATTTCCCCGGTCTCTTCATTCACCAGCGGAATGACAAAACCAAAAATATTAATGAGGATAAATACATGCCAGTCCATCAGTTCAATGGGCTGGCCTGCCAGCGCCCCTTTCACATGAGGCACAAATTTGTAGAAATTCAGGATGTGCTGCGCACGGGGTTCACTGAAATAAATCCCCCGCTCTTCGCCGTACTTCAGATCATCAAGAAAACGCTGGCAGGCTAGGCGGACAAATTCGCCAGCAACAATTTCTCCTGCAACAACACGTTCGGCGTAGCGGATCCCGTCAGCCACTTTTGCCATCAGTCTCTCGCTTTTAAAAGCTCCGCCAGCGGATCAACATCATCCGGTCCGGCGGTATTTACTTTCGCCCGGCTTGCCGGTGACATACCAAATTCTGCAAGCATCGCCCGGATCCGCTTCCAGGCATCCGCTTTCATCGCAGCAGCCGGGTGTGCCTTAATCAGCACATCACCGTTCTGCGTTTCCGTGCGGTAGGTATACCCCTCAACATCGAGTGTTTCGCAGTGATGCCGGTATTCGGTGTAGGCTTCCACCAGTAACTCGAGTGCACGCGCATCAAGCTGAGAAATGATCCCTTCCGCATTCAGTTCTTCCGCCATTCGCCTGAACCAGTACTTCCCCTGCGACCCTAAATGTTGCGGAATTTTAGGGAGACATTTTTCATCCTTTTTAGCGGTTTTTTTGGAGTCTTTAACTGGCCGCTTTGAGGGGTTACCTCGTATCAAATGCAGGCGTGGCGGGGTTTTCGGGGGTCCAGACATAATCGGTTTTACCTATCAATCATTTAATCACATTCCAAAAAAAAGTTTTCGAACCTGCGGCGATGCGAGGAAAGGTCAGGCGGCGGTACTGAACAGCCAGGGTTGCAGAGATTTGACCCGCCCCTCCCCTGCAGATGGGAGCTGTTATCAATTGATGCGTTCGCGCGCTGTTTTTGCTTTATGACAGGGCCAGCACAGACTCTGCAGGTTACTGTCTGCATCCGTGCCACCATGAGCTTTCGGAATGATGTGGTCCACAGTTCTGGCTTCAACGGCTCTCCCATTGCGCAGGCAGTTCTGACACAGATGATTATCACGCTTCAGTATGCGCGCACGTATGGCATCCCATTTCGAGCCATAGCCACGCTGGTGGCGGCTCAGTCCGCGTTGATGCTGTACCCATCCTTCGCCACGATGTTTATCGCAGTAACCAGAACTGTCTGTGGTTGTACCTGCACATCCACGCTTACGGCAGGCGCGTGGGATTAGTGCTGGCATGTTTCGCCCTTATATAAATCAAAGGTGACCTGCATTGAGTATCTCCATGGAATAGATTTGCTGCTGATATGAGACAGATCAATAGACTTCATGAGCCAACGGGTGTAGATATTACTTTTTACTTCAGAGGGTTAACTCATGGATATTAAAGATAAAATCAATACCATTTTGTTATGTGACATTGCCATCCACCTAGGTATCGAAACTGATATTGATCCACAGCTTGTTAAATATGCTGTGTCATCTGGTAATGATTGGGTTATCAAGGCCGAATATTCACATTTGGATGTTGACGAACCAAGTAAAGAAGATCGTGATTTTGTTACTGCTGTCTTGAATATGTATCGCGGACTTTCCAATGCTTTCAGGAAACTTAGTGATGACGAGCAAAAAGAATTAGTCCGTGACCATCATCTAAAAATACATGATGGGGCAATTCAGCTCCCAGGTTTCGACGGTAATAATGAATGCGATTACTTCAGTATCATTGAGGCATATCAGAAAATTGATCGCTTCCCCGAACAGAAACAGCCCATTGCCAATACTCATTCACGTACAGAACATCTCTATAACGCAATGCTTGATGAGTTTAAGAAAATTGACGCTGTAAATCGAAGCTGGGATTTATCGAAGGAAGAACTGGCATCCATTCTTTCCACAGCTCCACGCAGTTTCTAAGTGCTTTAGGCGGGTTTCCAACCCGCCTTATTATGCTCGTATATAGAGAAGGAAGCACCCAAATTAACCAGCGCGGATTTCTTTTCTTCAATACGGCTGTTAAGTTCAGCAACTGCATGCGGGCGTATGGCCTCAAGAAAAGCACTATATTGATAGGCAGACTGGATTGTCACACCAAGCCCTGCACCACTTTCCAGTATACCTTTCTGTCGCTGTAGCTCTTTCATCTCGTTATAGATGTAATGTGCGTTACTTAGGTTTTCTACGTTCACGCCCTAAGTTCTTCCTGCAGTTAGCCTGCACTGATTTGTTATGCGCCAATATGTCCCGCTTCGTCTGTTGCATTATCATAAGTAATAGCGTAGGTTGACACCTTGGCTCTCTTTCGCCACCGGCGAATCTTTAGCGGATTATCCTTGGCCGGTTTTTATCTGAGACATTGCTCACGAATGTATAGCTGTGCCCCTTCCAGTTGCTTCTGCATCGTCATCAACCGTTCTCTGAGGGTGAAATAATCCCGTTCAGCGGTGTCTGCCAGTCTGGGGCTGGTTGCATTATCCACGCTGGTGGGTCCGGTGGCTTCACGCACGGCTGCGGAGCAACTGGCATTGACCCGCAGGCGCTTACGACCAGCGGCAACATCAGCGCGCAGAGTTTCATTTTCAGCTTTCGCATTGGCTAATTCTCTCGAGTACTTTGCATCGAGCGCAGCAACATCACGCTGACGCTGCTGCATGTCAGCGATGGTGGCGGTCAGCTGCTTCAGCTCACTGACTTTTTTATCACGCTGTTCTTTGTAGGTGATGGCGTTATCACGGTAATGATTGACCGCCCACGACAGGCAGACGATGATGCAGATAACCAGAGCATAAATAATCGCGGCGACTCTGCTCACTGATCTATTCCCCAACAGGCTAATGCGCTTTCTTGGTCACGACGAATAACCTGTCCATAGCAGTTATTTGAACGTATGCGGCAATCGCGCCCACCATCTTTTATCCACCAGCGAATCGCCTCGCATGCGCCCTTACGATCACCAGCATTCAGCCGCTTATAAAACGTCGATGGAAAACACTTACCGGGGCCAATGTTATAGGGACAAAATGACGCGATACCCGCTTTTTGTGGTTCGGTCAGTGGTACTTTAATATTGCGCTCCACCCATGCCAGCGCCTTATCACGCTCAATGGCGTTGACCTGGTCGCATTTTTCCTTCGACAGTTTCATATTGGGAAAAACGGTTTTTCCATCCACCACTGTGGCACCCCGACAGATGGTCCATATGCCAGAACCATCGCGGTATGCCATTGTGTGGTTACCTTCTTTTTCGTCCAGAAACTGGTCAAGTATCTGAGGAGCAGATGCGCCAGCACCAATCAGCGCCAGAACGGCAGCCGACAGGCCGTATCTGATTTTTGTGTTCATATATATTTATGATGAGGACGCTCGTGCTTATTGGCAGGATTTTCAATCTTAAAGGAGTACTGATGCTGCAGATAAGACTCAACTTTTTCTGACAATTTTTCTGCTACTTCCAGGAAGACTTGCCGGACGCTCCTTCTGGCTGCTGCCTCATAAAACTCCAGCGCAGCTCCTTCAACACGGTCCATGGCGACATCCAGGTCAAAAATTTCACCGTCAAAGCGTTCTTTGTCCTGTAATGCTAAAGTTACCGTAACTTTATTCTCAAAATTGCGGATCCCTTTCACAATCAGTTCATAGTTTTGAGTCATTGAATTACTCTCCTCTCGCAGCCTTACGCCTGTCTTCTTTAATCTTGAAATAAAGATTTGTCAGATACGTCAGCAGGCCAAAAACCAGGCTACCCAGCACACCGATTGCAGCCCACTGTGACGGAGTTACTTTATCGAGTAACTGCAATGCCCAGAAACCAGCATTACCCGCCGATGTGCCATAGGCAACACCTGTTGTTAACTTATCCATTGATTTCATATCCTCACCCCGATGTACACGGATGGTGCAATATGTTTGAAAAGATCGGAGTCTACGGGGTAGTTTTGACAGCACACGTTGTTCTCAACGGCGCTAAAAAAACATACACATTAAAAATGTGGGTAATTATTTTGAAAGAAAATCATATATAAAATAATAATACGAGAAATGTTTTCATATTTAGTGTACTGTATACGGCCATTTATACAGGAAAAGCCTATGTCAGAACGTAAAGACTCAAAATCACGCCGTAATTATCTCGTTAAATGCTCCTGCCCAAACTGCACCCAAGAGTCAGAACACAGTTTTTCAAGAGTACAAAAAGGTGCCCTTTTGATCTGCCCTCATTGCAACAAAATATTCCAGACAAATCTTAAAGCTGTAGCCTGATTGATTTTATTAGTAACAAGTATTTTTTATATTTTAATAATATATTTAAAGCAGATAATAAAAAACCCGCCTGAGCGGGTTTGAGATTGTGGTGCTTTTTGTGGGAGTCATCCACTTACGCACTTTGTTTTGCCATGCCAGCAGTTAGCTTCTGCTGTAAAACTATTCATGCAGCAAACCTGCACTTCACCACAATGGTTAGCATACTTTTCCTGATTAAGGTTTTGCCAAATATGCTGGCCATTGTTTCATGTATTGGACCTCCTTATTTTTATTAAAGAGATCCAATATTCACTACTCTGTCCGTATCTCTACTCAGGCATCAGCCTTCTTCGTTATCGTATACAGACGAGCGATGAATTTTAATCAGTAATGATGACATTTGCTGCTGCAGGACCTTTAGCACCACTCTCTATAGAGAAGGTAACCTTTTGACCTTCAAATAAGGTTCGATAATTATCATTCTGAATCGCAGAAAAATGCACAAACACATCTTTACTACCATCAACAGGAGAAATAAAGCCGAAACCTTTATCAGCGTTAAACCATTTTACTAAACCAGTCATTTTATTTGACATTCTACATTCCTTAACTTGAGCCTTTCGGCATAAATGGTTTGCATAACAGAAACGACTTCGTACTTAATTGGAGAGACTCAAAGAAGGAATAAGTGAATAACACCTGAAATGAGAACTGCTTTAGTAAACTACTTCGTATATCGTCTGTTCTTCAAACCGACGCAATCATTAACGCATAGTTGAACATATGAAGCAATGTTTATTTTAGACATCCAGCCATCTTCAACCCCATCAAAAAACTATAGCTTTCTTCAGGAACGTGTGTATAGTGCGCCAAGTTATCAGTATTAAGGAATTTTTTTGTCCCGTAAAATGACAGGAATTGTCAAAACCTTTGACGGCAAAAGCGGCAAGGGTCTTATCACCCCATCCGATGGTCGTATCGATGTCCAGCTTCATGTTTCAGCGCTCAATCTCCGCGATGCAGAAGAAATTACCACCGGATTACGCGTGGAATTTTGCCGGATAAATGGTCTGCGTGGCCCTTCAGCTGCCAATGTTTACCTTTCATGAGCTATATTAAAGCTTTAATTTCAGGCCCCATCGGATCACACATGGAGAGTTTTTATGAATAACCCCGTCTGTCTTGATGACTGGATGATTGGCTTTAAAAGCTTATGCTGTACTTTGGCCGTAATAGCTCTGCTAATAATATAATAAGCAGACTCATTGTGTTTAGGGACATTGTACTGGAAGAAAACATTTTAAACATCAGGCAAATAACCAAGTCACCAGCTAAATAATAAGTTAACAGACATGAGTCCCGGGATGAGATTCAACATTACCATTGCCCCATTTAAAGCACAAAACCCGCTCATCAGCGGGTTTTCTACTTTTTCTTAACGTCGGGTATACAAAGCCCATCGTTGAAAAAATTTTATCCATATTTTTTGAAAAATGCAAACATCATGTCGCCATCTTCAGCAAAAATCATTTATCTCGTCACCTTCCTCAATTGCGCTTCCGCGTATGCTTCTTCCTGCCAGCACTTTGTTACCAGTTTACCAATGACGTCCGCATACCCCTTATACCACTGATAATCGGTCAGGTCTGGTACCAGCTTCTGGACATGACGTCGTGCCAGCGTGGTCGGTAAACGACTAAACCGGTTTCCATTACAACGCCCACAAATCTTATATACCGGTACGCCATGAAACCGGGTTCTTTTTTCATCCAGAACAATCCCTTTACCCTTACACCCTCTGCACGCTGTGCTGACTTCGCCCTTACCATGGCAATGCTGACATAGTTCCTTCACCCATTCTTCCTTGATTACAGATTCCCCGCGTCTGTAGTGTTTCACCACTTCGCGCAATACATTATAAAATCCCGTACCTGAACAATGCTCACAGCGAGCCTTACTTGCCGCAGACCTGGAGTAATCAGCAAAGGCAAAACTCACGAGGTAAGGAATAATCTGTAACCGGATTTCTTCACTCAATTTGTTCAATGTCGGGTTATCCAGTGCCATCGCGTAATTTAGCAGGCCTTCAATCGCAAACTGAGGGTCCTGAACACCAACTTTTGCCAGAAATAAGGCCAACCCAAGTGGTGCTTTCGACTGCACCATCCCCTGCGCTGCCATTACATCCGTAATTGTTAAACAACCGGTGCCTGTCGCTGGAGCGTCATCGCTCAATTTTGGAGATTTTGGGGAGTAATATTTTGGTAAGGCTTCAAGGTTCATGCTCGTTCTCCACTTACGCCAGTACGCCAATTGCCAGCGCGCGATCGATAAAACGAAATATCAGCTCCAGTTGGGAGCCATACTTCTCTTCAAATGCCACTGTATCCGTATGCAGCTCGTTGTGATGCTTTCTGCACAAAGGCAACACAAAGAGATCATGTGCTTTTGTTCCCATTCCGCCCTGCCCGTGACCAATCAGATGATGCGGATCGTCGGCTGGCATACCGCAGCAAGCACACGGCTGTGTCTTAACCCAACGTGTGTATTTCTCCTTAACCCAGCGGCGACGTTTAGGCAGCTTCATGAAAGATTCCGGAGACTCTGGATCAACGGTGATGCTTACCACCGTCTTTTCCTGTGGTGGTTTTTGTTGCTGGTAGGCGTAAGGCAACGGTGCAAGATTTTTTGTGCGTTGTTTCAATATGCTGGTGGCGGTCTGCTCTCCCGGTACGATGTCGCTTTCGCGGTACACCGAGCAGATTTTTTCCGCTGGTAATCCCAGCGAACGACGCGATACAGCCTCAGGTAGTGCATCCACCACCTGATTGCAGACCGCCCACCAGGATAATTCAGCCAAAGATAATTCCCGCTCCTGCGTACCGCTTATTGCGTGACGGATGACGTCAATCACCCATGCTGTCAGATTTTGTTGAGCAAGCAGATCCAGTGATTCCGATGTCTGGTCACGCAGTTGGTTGTCGCAGTGCCAACACAACACCATTGCGCCGGTACCATAACGGTGAATGACTGTTTCAGAGTGATGGTAATCGCCATTAGGCCACTGGCAGGATGTAACATGACGTAATAGCCAGTCAGACAATGCGCCAACGCCGCCAGCAGCACGAATCACCCGTTCGTTACTAAAAAACGGCAGCAATGTTTTGTCTTCCACCAGCGGCTGGCGAACGGCAGGAACGACTCCGGATGGCAGATTACGCATGCTTTTTGGTTCCGGTTCCACCAGCACTCGAGGATTATGAAATATCTGTATGGATTCACGGCCCGGCTTAAGGACCACCAGCCCAAGCTCAGGCACCAGAACAGGTCTAAGTAATACCCGCACGTTACCTCCAGATCCGTTGCTGGAAAGTGCGGGACGCACGTGGTGGGCGTTCGGAGTAAGGCAATCTGACTGAGATTATCCAGTGACGGTAGTCGAGGCTAAGGGCTTTCTTAACCTCGTATCCGCGCCTGCGGTAACACTGAATTATCCATTCAGCCTGCTCTTCAGTGCATGGAGGGTGTTGGAACCATTCAGACTTGAATGCGTGAGAATACCGCTCGTGCGTGCAGACAAGAACGGGCGAATTATCAGAATTGTAATATTTTACGTTGCGTGCCATCGGTTTTCTCCGGTGGCACGGTGTTACTCAGCGGGAGTTCAGCCCCGCGCAAGATTGTAGATGAGTTTATTCTTCTGCAAAAGCTGAAAAGCCTGCTTTTATTCCGATCTCTTTCAGTGCCTGTAATGAAGTGACAAACTCACCTTCGCGCAAGATAAATCCGTCCGTGACTCGAGCATCCACAAAATTAATTAACGCAGCCCCATTCTTTCGCAAACACAGAATGCGGTAATGACTAACAATGTTTCCATTTTCAACGCACACAGCATAGAGGCCATCTTCACAAAAAATTTTACGCAGTTCTTCGATGTTCATCATCAGAATCCTTCCGGATA